AAGAAAAACAAAACGCAAAACAAGACGAAAAAATAAGAGAAAAACAAAACGCAAAAGAAAACACAAAACAAAACACAAAAGAAAACGCAAAAGAAAACGCAAGAAAACGAAACAAACAAAAAAATAATATAAAATTTTAAATAAATTTGTAAAAATTTATTTAAAATTTAAAGTTCGCTTAAGTATTTGATAGTTTTAATGATAGAATAATAGAAACCACCGAATAAGACAGTGGTAAAAACCATACCTTTTAGGTTATAATTACCATTTCTTTGGAAGAAAGCTTGAAAATTATTGACCATTGATTTTTTGAAGATTGGTAATTGAAAAACAAAAAACATGACCATTACGAGAAGTGGTGTTTGAATTTCATCATAAAAATATTCCATTTGATTTTTCTTTTCTTCTCTTTTTTGTTTTATTAAAGTTTCCATCGTTTCTTCATCTTGAATATAATTCATCTTTTCGGTTGCTGGCACAAAATTTGGTCTGGCAGTAAAATCATGTGTAATTTGGTCCATGCTCATTGGGATATCACGACTTTGTAAAGACGTGGAACCGCTGGTGGATGCTTGTTGCAATCCTTCGATAATTTTATTAATGGAATCTTTTGATAATTCGGCGTTTTGTGTATTTGAATGATTTTGTGGTGCTATTTTCTCATTTGTTTCTTTTACGTTGAGAGTAACAGGTTCTTTCTTTTTTTCAATACTTAATTCATTGGGCAATGAAGAAATACTGGTAGACATATATAAATTCTAAAAGATTGGTTTAATTTTATTATTACGCAAAATAATTATGCGAATTCGACGATTTTCTTTGTTTTGTCGCAAGTTTGTGCGTTTTCTTTATATTTATAACATTTGTTGTTAAATTTAAATGTTTTACCTCTAATACTATCCATTTCGGGTCCTTTAAAAAGTAAGCAGTTTCGGTCAGTACAAGCTTTTCTAAAGAATGTTGCTAAACCCAGTCCTAAAAGTATAGAAAAAATAACTTTACCAAATTTACTATATATTAATCTTCTAACAAACATTATATATAATAAATTAATATTTTAAAATCAATGTCTTTCTTCTACTGTATAGCTTTCTATTTCTTTCTCATTCGTTGGGCATTTTACTTCCTGTGGTGTAAATCCAAAACAAGTATCGTTTTTTCCCTTGTATTGTATTTTATCATAATTGTCAGGTGTTGGATATACAAAAACAGTTTTAGTATTCGGGTCAGTTATATAGTTAATAAAAAGTCCAACTGAAAGACTTATTAAAAAAATAGGCAAGCTAATAAATTTCATATATATTTAATTTATATTATTCTTTACTAAATTTATTAAATAATCCAATATAATCAAATAAACTTCTTTTTTTGTCATCCTTTGATAAACATTTTTCTTTTATATCTTCCCTAATGGCATAAGGAATTTCATAAAATGTGAAAATTCTTTTTTTCTTATAGGTGATAAGAACATAATGGTCTCCTGCATCTCTTTCCATGAATGAAATAATTATGTAATATTTTGGTTTAAATGAACCTTTTTCTGTAATTTCAGTTGAAACCATATCACCACATGAAATAATACTTTTCTCTCCTTTTTCGTAATTTTTTTTTAATAAAATGATAATTTTAACATTTAATATTTTTTCTAATTTTGAAATAGCATTTGAATCAGCCCAGAAATTTTTTTGTCTGATAATAGTTTTTAATTTCTCTAAATTATTAATATCTTTCATAAATCTAAAATCTTGAAAATTAATCAATGCAGATTTATTTTGTTTCATTAAATCTTTACTTTTTTCTTTTAATTGTTCATGTTGTAATTTAACTTCCTTTCTTTTATCAACAGTTTCAATCATTTTTTCTCTTTCATTTTCACTTTTATATAATTTTGCTTTTTTCGTTAAATCGCTATATTGTTCTTTTAATTGTGCACTTTCTTTTTTTAAACTAGATAATTCATCTTTTATGGAAATAATTGCATTGTTTAATAAATCAAAGTTTTCTTTATATGTTTGATAATTTTCTTGTGTCATTGCATTTGAAAGAATATTTCTTAATGATTGCACACCAACATTTACATTTATATCTTCTAAACTATCTCGAATAGTTGAAAATAAACAATCACCGCCACCTTCATTATCAACAATATCATATTTATTATTTTTATAATATTTTTGAACCCAGTTACTAGACTCTGTGATAACAGATTCTTTTACTTGTTTTTTGTATATTTTTTTTAGTTTTTTATCAATTTTGCTATTAAACTCGCCATCAAATTCAGTTAGTAATAATTCTATTTTATTAATTTCCTCAATATTTTCAACAGCTTTACCTCTTTGTTTTTCTTTCATTTTTTCTTCCATGTCTTTTTCTAATTCGTCAGTTAATTCTGCATCAGCTAATTTAAATTGTTGAAGAAACTTGCTTTTTTTTAATAAACCAATGAGATAATCGCTGTCAACATAATCAAATATAACAGGTCCTTCAATTAATGAAATATCTAAATCTCCTTCTTTGTCCATATATGTTGCTATTTCGGTTGAATAAAATTCGAAATACCCTATTTTTTCACATTTTTTTTCATCGACAATTAAATATACTGGTGTAAATAAAATATTTTTTTGTTTATATAAGTCATTAATTTGTCCAACAGTTAGACAAATGTCAATTTCAAATAATTGCATTTCAAAAACAGAAACACTTATACCAAGGTCATTTTCTTCAATATTTTTATCTACTATATATTCAATTTCGTCATTTAATACAGATTGAATCATTATATTTTATTTAAATATTAAAAATTTCCTTAAATAACTATCTGTTTCTAATTCAGATAGATAAAACCACATCAATTTTCTTTTTTGCGTTAATTCCTCGTTTTCTGGATTTATTTCAAATAATACAACATCTTGTATTAATTCAGCTTTCCTTTTTTTTCTTTTTGAAATAGAATAGTAATCTGCTATCATTTCTAAATCTTTTTTATTATAATTATCTTCATAATATAATTGCAAAGAAACAATAGTATCAAACTGGAAGTTATTATAATTTTTTTCTAATTCATTATTAACTATATTAATGATTTCATTATGAATCATGTTTTTTTCATTCTTTCCAATGTCTATTTTATTCTTTCCATTGTCTGTATTTTCTTTAATATTATAAACTATATTCATATAGTTTATAATTGATAATAGTTATTTATATATATTTTCTTTATGTTTTCTTTATCTCTGTATTATTCTATGATTTATTCATAGTCAATATCTAAATCTTCAAATAAATCACCTAACTTAAAAATTAATTTTTTACTGATTCCTGATGAATCTATTGTATTATAAATATCAATAATTTCTTCGGTAATATAATTATATTTATTATTATTTTTAATATTTTTACCAATATTGGATAAAATAATATTAATATTTTCAAAAACTTCTTCCATAATTTCAATATTTTCATTTTCAGTTTCAACTTTCATTTTTTTTATTAATTCTGTCATAATTGAAAACATATTATCAACTGATAAAATGTCAAAACAGAATAACTTCGTGTAGAAATCAGTAAGAGAACGTCTTTTTTCATTTGTTTTATTTACTTTACAAAAATTATCATAATCTTTTTCATCGACAACCTCGATATTATTAAATAAACTCATATATGACTCGAAATTTTTAATGCATATTTCTTTCATGATGGGAAAATTTTGAATTAATTCATTATACAGTTTGGCATATAATTTAACCCAAAATTTGTTAACACTACTTATATCAAAAATAGATTTTCCAATAGAAACTAAAATAATTTTATTTTTAGAATAGATAAAATGTTTTATATTCATGATAATTTCTTTTGAAATTTGTTCATAATTTTTTTGTGTTAATTTATTTAATGATTCTCTTATTTTATCTAAATTAATTTCATCTTCATCTAATTTATTTATAAATTTCGTTTTTTTGAAAACTGTTCCATTAACTATAACTTCTTTTTCTTGTTTCTTTTTTCGAAACACAGGCGTTTTCCTATAAGTTGTGGAACCAACTCTTTTTGAAATAGCATTAATAACAGAAATACTTTCAATATTTAATTCATTAATTGTATTATTTTTTTCAATATTTTTAAAATCGCTAATTTTATAGACTAAAGACATAATAATAATAGTATTATTCTTTTTTTATATTCTTTTACAATAAAATTTTTATATTATTTCACAATTGTAAAAGTATTTTAGTTATAAATAATATTCAAATATACTTAAATACAATAAAATAAATTATTATTATGAGTCAACAAGAAACTAAACGAGCGGAAAATATGGACAGTGAAAACACACATTATAATGAGATTACATCTTGGGAAGACAAAGATTTGAATTTAAAGGATAAACTTTTGAGAGGTATTTATTCTTATGGTTTTGAAAAACCGAGTTCAATTCAAAAAAAAGCGGTAATGCCATTTATTTATGGTATCAATGGTAAAAGAAAGGATATTATTGCACAAGCGCAATCTGGAACTGGTAAAACAGGTGCTTTTGTAGTAGGTGCATTGCAACTCATGGACGAAAAAAATAAAAATACACAAGTATTAATTTTAGCACCGACGCATGAGTTGGCGAGGCAAATTAAGATGGTTGTTGATAATTTGGGTAATTATTTGAAAATAACTTCAATATTATTAGTTGGTGGAACATCTGTTGATGAAAATAAAAGACAAATTGAAAAAACAAAACCGCAGTTTGTAGTTGGAACGCCAGGAAGAGTGCATGATATGATTAGGAGAAATATTTTAGACGTGAGTAAATTAGATTTGTTAGTGTTAGATGAGGCTGATGAAATGTTGTCTACGGGATTCAAGGAACAAATGGGAAATATTTTGCAGTATATGCCAGAAGATTTACAAATTGGTTTATTTAGTGCAACGTTGAATGATGATTTAATGCAGGTTGCGAAAACATTTATGAGAACGCCAATTAAAATTTTAGTGAAAAACGAAGAATTAACATTGCAGGGTATTTCTCAATATTATGTTAATTTAAACGATGATAGTGAAAAATATGATACATTGAAAGATATTTTTTCAACATTGACAATTTCACAGAGTATTATTTATTGTAATAGCACGCGACGCGTAGATGATTTGGAAGAAGCAATGTTAGAAGATGAATTTCCAGTAAAAAAAATTCATGGTAAAATGACCGAAGCTGAAAGAAAAAAGACACATGCCGAATTTAAAAGTGGCAGTTGTAGAGTTTTAATTACGTCTGATTTATTTTCTCGAGGGATTGATGTTCAACAAGTAAGTGTTGTTATTAATTTTGATATTCCAAAAAGTGAATATACATATTTACATCGAATTGGAAGAAGTGGTAGATGGGGTAGAAAAGGGGTAGCTATTAATTTCCAAACAAAATATGATATGGAAAAATTGAAAAAGTTTGAAGAATTTTATAATACAAGTATTGTTGAGATGCCATCAAATTATGCAGAAAATTTGAATGTTTAATCTACTTTTCTACTTTTCTACTTTTCTACTTTTTAAAAAAGTAGGACAAAAACGTTATTTTAAACTACTTTTAAAAAAAAAGTAGTTTAAAAATGTCTATTCGTATTTTTGCTATACTTTTTATAAAAGTATAATTTAATAATGAAATTGAATTTTAAATATCCGATAGAATATCTAGAAAATAAGAATGTTTTAAATGAATCTATTAAAGATGATTTAGAGTTATTAAAAACTTATGATGAAAAAAACAAACCTATTTATGAACATTTATTGCAACCCATTTCCGTTGTTGGTAAAAAATCAATAGATAAATTTTCAAATTATTATACTACAGATACGGATTACTTGAAAGAAACGCAAAAAATAAATTCTCAAATGAATAAGGTAAAGATAGACAATGCTTTAATAGATAAAACATACAATAATTGGAATAATATAAAAAATGATGAAGAATTTATTGACAAATACCAATACATAGGTTGGGATAAATTTAAATGGTTAAATTATTCTCAAATGTTTTTACATATTTTAACAATATACAATTTATTTTCACCAATATTTAATTTATTTTCTCCTTTACTGCTTTTCATTATGCCATATATTATTTTAAGAGGATTAAAAATGAAAATAACATGGGCTACTTATAAAAAAATATTATATATGCAATTGCAAAATCACGCCATTGGTCAACTCTTCACATCATTTCATAGAGTTAAATTAAGCCAAAAAGCGTATATTTTATTTTGCGCTGGTATGTATGTCTATAATTTATATCAGAATGTTTTATCATGTAAAAGATTCTATAAAAATGCATTTTTTATAGCGGAAAATATAGATACATTGAGGAATTATTTAAAATATACAATTCAAAAAATGAAAACCTATGAAAAAATAATCGAACATAAAAAGACTTATGAAAATTTTAGTTCAGATCTTGTAAAAAATAGAAAAGACTTGGAAAATTTTGTAGAAAAAATTAATAATATTCCAAAAAAATGTTTAAATGTTAAAAATATGATGCAACTTGGGACTGTTATGAAATATTTTTACACTATTTATGATGATTTAGAACTTGAAAACATTTTAAATTATTCCTTTGGTTTTAATGGATATATGGATAACATGAAAGGATTATATAAAAATCTCTCCAATAAAAAAATTAATTTAGCAAAATTTAAAGAGAAAAAAAATGTTTTAAAATTTAAAAATATTCATCACCCAAGTATCGAAAAACCTATAAAAAATGATATTAATTTTAAAAAAAATAAAATTATAACCGGTCCTAATGCAGCTGGTAAAACAACTATATTGAAATCAACTATAATAAATACTATTTTTTGTCAGCAATTTGGCGTAGGCTATTTTGATACAGCCACTATATCACCATTTAACCATATACATTGTTATATAAATATACCAGACACATCTGGAAGAGATAGTTTATTTCAAGCTGAAGCGAGAAGATGTAAGGAAATACTAGACGTAATTGAAAAAAATCCTAATTCCAGGCATTTTTGTGTTTTTGATGAATTATATTCTGGAACAAACCCTTATGAAGCCATTAGTTCAGCTGCAAGTTATTTGAAATATATAACAAAAAAAAATAATATTAAATTTATGCTAACAACGCATTTTATTAGATTATGCGATATTTTTAAGGATGATAAAAAAATTAAAAACTTTTCAATGAAGACAGATATAATAGATGATATACCAAAATATCATTATAAAATACAAGAAGGTATTTCAAGTATAAAAGGCGGTATAACAGTTTTAAAAGAAATAAAATATCCAAAAGAAATTTTGAAAAATGCAAAAAATATTTTAGACAAACTTTAATTTTTCATTTTTTTTATAATATTTGTTTCGTTTAAATATTAAAAGAATTATATTTAAAAAATATATTATGAATAGTTTAATTACTTGTGTGGCATTAGTTTTATTAAGTAGTATTCTACTGTTTGTTTATTTTAAAACGAGAGTTGGTAAAGTTGAAGAAAAATTAGATATAATGTTTCAATTAGTTCAAAGTCATGCTTCACAGCAAAATTCTATGAAAATTTATGAAAATAATGTAATAAATGAAGAAGTTAATAATGTAATAAATGAAGATAATGAACTAGTAAATAAGGAAGAAGTAAATCTGATTAGCGTTTCTGAAGATGAAAGCGATGAAAGCGATGAAAGTGATAGCGATAGTGATGATGAAAATATTAATGAACTAGTTATAGGAGAAGATATTAAAAAAATATCTTTAAATTTAGAAAATAATGATGAAGAGGATGATATTCCAATAATTTTAGAAAAAAAAGGAGATATAGAAACATTAAGCGAAGAAGATTTAAATCCTGAAACATTAAGCGAAGAAGATTTAAATCCTGAAACATTAGAAGAAGTTAGTATAAATAATTTATCAATAGAAGTAGACTATGAAAAATATAAAGTAGCTGAATTAAAGCAAATGTGCGAAGATAAAGAACTTGAAAATTATAAAAAATTAAAAAAAAGCGATTTGATTGATTTATTGAAAAATAATTTATAAAAAATTTATAAAAAATTTATAAAAAAAATTAATATATATTAAAATTTAATATATATTATAAATATAAATGAGTTGGGGTACATGCTATGCAGGTTCAAATAATATTCATAATAATTATCCGGCATTAATGAGCGATGGAAAACAATTTACTTTGTTTAATCCAGCATGCGATTTAAACGAAAAATTAATGAAAAAAACAGGTATGAAAAATAATTATGAATACAGACAATTTTTAATTTCCAATGCTGTTTCACTAATGAATAAAAATGGCATTTCTTCTTGTAGTGAATCTTCAGAATGTGTTGACAATATGTCAAACATGAAATCTTATGGTAAATATCTTTACAAAAGCATCAATGATAATAAACAACATTATGGATACGAATCTTCAGATTTAAAGAAATTATATTTAGAAAGAAAAGAATTACAAAACTCATATGTTGCTCCAATTGTTACACAAGAAGAATTATTAAGATTAGCTTCTAAACGTTAATTATTTTTTAAAAAATATTTATAATATCTTTTAAAAAATATTATAAATATTTTTTAAAGATATTATCAAAAAACTTAAATATAATGATTATAGATATCAAATGAAAATATTAAGTATTGATGTTGGAATAAAAAATTTGGCTTATTGTTTGGTAAATTTTGAAAATAATGAAATTTCAATTGATAAATGGGATATAATAAATATTTGTAGAGAGAAAAATATGATATGTTGTGAAAAATTAAAAAAGAAAAATACAGTGTGTGGAAAAAAGGCAAAGTTTTATAAAAATGATAAATATTATTGTAGTGTGCATTCAAAAAATAGCAAGTTTTTGACCCCAACAAACGATATAAGATTATTAAAAAATAAACTCTTAAAGAAAAATTCTAAAATTTCAATAAAAAAATTAATTGAATTTTGCAATAATAATAATTTAGAATGTAAAAAAATTAAAAAAGATGATTTAATACAAAATATCCTTATTTTCCTAGATACAAAATATTTAAATACAGTAGAAAAAATAAATGCAAATAATTTAGATATGATACAATGTGGTATTTTATTAAAAAAACATTTAGATAAAACTTTCAAAGATACACATATCGATAGAATAATTGTAGAAAATCAAATAGGACCTTTAGCATTACGAATGAAAATGATGCAGGGAATGATAACACAACATTTTATTGAAAATAATTTAGAAAAAATAGAATTAATAAATGCTTCAAATAAATTAAAAGATTTTTTGAAAGGTAAATCAACTTATAATGAAAGAAAAAAATTAGGAATTACAATTACCAGAAACTTTTTAGAAAATGAAATAAAATTAAACAATTGGCTTGATTATTTTAATAAAAATTCTAAAAAAGACGATTTAGCTGATTCATACCTGCAATGTTTATGGTATATTAACCATATTGTAAAAAATGAATAAAAATGAATAAATAATTATTTATGCGTCATACTTAAAATTAAATGTTCTATATTAAACATAATGGATATTCAAGAAATAAATATAGGCGAATCATTTGATGGACCAAAAGTAAATGTTGTAGAAAAAGATAGTGGAATAGGTAAGAAAAGTGTTAATTTTGGACCTGGTGCCGATTTGTTAATGAATCCTAATAAACAAAAACAACAAAATAAAAGCAGTGATATGGAAATATCGGATATAAATGAAATAAATATTGGAGGTCCGTCCTTAAAAGAAGCGCAAAATTCTTTATTTGGAGATATTAATTTACCATCTGATATTAAAATTAATTTTAACGATGATGGTAATATTGGAGATTCTGAAAATTTCATTAAAAAAGATATTTTGAAGGATGCCGCTAAAAAAGAAAAGTCGGAATCAAATGACGGATTCAAAAAATTTAATGACATCCCAGTTAATCCAAATGTTGTTCCTCCAAAACAACCACGAATAACCGCAAAAGAATTACTCCGTGAAAAATTCAAATATTTAAGACTTTTAGAATCTATCGAACAAAAAGGCGGTAGTTTAAGTAAAAAATATTCAATGGATTCGCCTTTAGAAGAAATGAAAGGTGAATATGAAACACTTAAAGCAGAAAAGGAAAAATCGAATAGTGTTAAATTTCAGAGTAAAATGCTTATGGCTTGTGTCTCTGGTCTCGAATTCTTAAATGGGAGATTCGACCCCTTTGATTTAAAATTAGATGGCTGGGCTGAAGCGGTTAATGAAAATATGGAAGAATACGATGATGTTTTTGGAGAACTACATGATAAATATGGCTCTAAAGCAAAAATGTCACCAGAACTCAAATTATTATTCATGCTTGGCGGTAGCGGTGTAATGCTCCATATGACCAATACAATGTTTAAATCAGCAATGCCAGGCATGGACGATATTATGAGACAAAATCCAGACTTAATGCAACAATTCACACAGGCAGCAGCCAGCTCAATGGGTGAAAGCAACCCTGGGTTAGGTGGATTTATGAATATGGTTGGAGGTGGTATGCCACAGATGCAACCACCAAGAGGAAGTCCACCCGGTCCAAACGAGGGTATGCGAATTGACCCACCACAACCACCATCTTCCAGACCAGATATTGACATGGCACGTTCAAATATGAGAGCTGATTTCAATGATGCTGAAAACATGGAATCAAACTTTGCATCTGTCAATGAAAAAAGAAAGGAAATGCGCGGACCCAGTGATTTAAGAGATATTTTATCGGGTCTTAAAACAAAAAAGATTAATTTGAAAGAAAATAAACCGGGTAGCACTGTAAGTATTGATGAATTAAATGATATGAAATCGTCTATGAATAAACCTAAAAAAAGTAAAAGAAAACCGAAGAGTGAAAGAAACACTATCTCATTGGACTTATAAACTTTTGGGAAAAGTTTGACAAAACTCTACTTTTGGGAAAAGTAGGACAAAAGTATATTTTTGGGAAAAGTAGGACAAAAATATATTTTTGCCATACTTTTTTTAAAAGTATAAAAAGTATATTTTTGTCATACTTTTTTCTAAAAAGTATAAAATTGATAATTAAATCTAATTAAATATATTTCAATAATTATATTTAATGCAAAAACCATTCTTAAAATGGGTAGGTGGAAAAACACAAATCATTGATAAAGTTCTCTCCAAATTTCCAAAAGAAATGGAAAATTATTATGAATTATTTCTTGGTGGTGGAAGCGTTCTTCTCGCTTTACTCTCATCCAATATAACTGTTAAAGGCAAAATTCACGCATACGATATTAACGAACCATTAATCCATCTTTACAAAAATATACAAAGAAACCCATCCAATTTATATGAAAAAATTAAAGAAATTATTGAAATCTATGATAGTTGTCCATATATCGATAAAAAAAACAATGAACTAAACAACGAGAAAACCAATAAAAAAATTAATAGAAAACCAGAAACAATAGAAGAAGCCAAAGAATCGCGCGAAACTTATTATTATTGGTTAAGAAAACAATACAATGATTTACCAGATAAATTATCTATTTTGGGTTCAAGCTACTTCTTAATATTGAATAAATTGTGTTTCCGCGGTGTATATAGAGAAGGTCCTAATGGATTTAATGTACCATTTGGACATTACAAAAAAACACCAACAATAATAACAGAAGAAAATATTCATATAATAAGTAAATTAATTGAAAAAGTTAAATTCAAATCAAAAGTATTTAGTAAAAGTTGTAGAAAAGCAAAAAAGGGAGATTTTGTTTATATGGACCCACCATATGCCCCTGTTGATGAAAAATCGTTTGTTGCGTATAATAAACGCGGTTTTAATGAAAAAGACCATAAAAATGTTTTCAATATAACAAAAATGTTTGAAATAAAAGGCGTAAAATTTCTATTGAGTAATGCAAATGTACCTTATGTGCAAAAACAATATACTGATGAAAAAATAACTTTAGAAGAAATAGAATGTAAAAGGGCAATAAATTCTAAAAACCCTGGGGCAAAAGCAAAAGAATTATTAATTTATAATTAAAAATATTTTTTTTTTGTGAAAATAATTTCAAATTTGAAAATATTTTTTATGCGTTAAATATTTAGCAACTTTTTATAAAATAAAATATTCGTTATATATATAAAATGTCAGAAGAAAAAAGCACCCATGTAAAAGGACAAGAAGGAGAAGAAGGACCAGAAGTACAAGGACAAAAAGAAGTAGTAAAAGGACAAAAAGAAGTAGTACAAGTACAAAAAGAAGTAGTAGAAGGAGAAGGAGAAGGAGAAGGAGAAGGACAAGGAGAAGGAGGCCGTAGAAGAAGACGCAAAAAAAGACGCAAATCCAAAAGAAAATCCAAAAGAAGAACCAAAAGAAGACGTAAATCCAAGAAACGCAGAAAAACCAAGAGAAAGACCAAAAGAAAAAGACGCCGAAGAAAACGCTAAACTCCAAATTTTAAAATAATTTTATTAAGAAAATTATTTTAAAATTTATTGATGATATCTGAAAATTTAACAAATTCAATCTTTCTTTCTTTCCAAAAAGCCAACATCTCCTTTTTTTCAGTTGAAATATCTTCACCAAATACTCGAGTTTTTCCATGCGTCAATTCATATTCTTGATAGGCTACGCATACTATCTTAAGAGGTTTCCCATACAATTTTGGAATTTCAGCATATTTATATGGAACACCAAATACTTTTTCTCCTGCAGTTCCGGGTGTGGTCCAATTGCGTGTTTTGACTTCAATAATAGCATCTTCAATTTCCCAATCAGGTTTATAACCATTAATATTTTTTGGTCGGTTTACGGTATGACCTTGAGAAGAAAGAATTTCGGCAACAATTGATTCTCCTAGGATAGTTGTCCATTGAGAAGTTTGGTTTTCTGGACCTCTACCGATAAGCAAATTACCCCAGTTTTTTTCAGCCTTATTCATTCTCTCATTTTCTTGTTTTTTTGATAAATCACTTTTACCAATAAAAGGGTTAGAAATACACCATTTACAAATAGAATTCACCGAACTTTCAAAATTCATACAGGATGGTTTTCGATACAGAGTCATTTTATATTTTTATATTTTTTGTTAAAAAAATATATAAAAATATAAAAAATCAATTTTAAAAGAAAAAAGTAATTAATAATATATGGATGAATATAATGAAAAATGTGCTATATGCCATGAAAATATGAATATAATAGATGATAATAATGAGATGTATGAATTACCAGAATGCAAACATTATTTTCATACAAATTGTATTTTAACATGGTTTAGGTCAGGACATAATAGATGTCCTTTATGTAATAATGAGGGATTAAATAACAATAATATGAGTATTAATTTAATAAATAATACTTTAGATAATTATTCATGGCAATATAAACGGAAGTTATTGAATGCAAATTATGTAGAAATGAGAAATCTTTCTAGGAAGAAAGATGCTCCAAAAGAATTAAAAAAAAAGATTGAAAAATTAAAGAAACAAGAAGAAAAATATAAAAATGCGACGAAAGAGGTTAATGAATTTCTTAATTCAAAGCCAAAAAATATGAAAGTCAAACAACTTATTTCGAAAATAAGAGTTTTGCGAGGAAAAAAATGGGAACTTAAAAGAAAGATTATTAAAATGAAAACATATATTGGTTTATCAAACCCAGTAATAAATATTATTATTCCAAAAAAAGTAGAAGTTTAATAATAATTATTATAAAATTATGATAATATAATGGTATTGGGATTAATATTGTATGAAACGGTTGATTTATTATATAATATAGGTTCATTAACAATAAATGGAACAATTTCTGTTTATAACTGGTATTATGCCGTCCCGGACCTTCCAAAGGAAAAGGAAATAGAGATGTTAAAAATGCGATTAGAAAATTTAGAAAAAAAATTACTTACAAATGGGTCCAGCGAAAATCATGAAGAAACAAAAAGCGGGAAATAAAAATACAGAAATAACTAATAACTTATAAGGAATGAATAATACGCAACTAAAACAGTTAAAACATTTATCTTTTTTTTGCCTTTCTTCTAATAATTCAATATTTTCATCATATGACACGAAAATATTATCATATATATCATCAGCAGCGCCTGGTAAATATTGAAAATATAATTCTTCAAATTCGTTATCTAAAACCATTAAAAATTCCATTGCTAATGAATTTAAAATCATATTTTGTATATCTGTTTCTACAAAAACAACCCACATATTAGCACCATAAACAAGTAAAGAAAAAGAAAATTCTTGGAATGTATCTATTATGGAAGTAATACTATTAACCCTATTCATTTTTTTTAGACTTAAGCTATTTGTGATATTGTCCCAAATAAAAAAGGAGCGAGCAAAATAAACAATTGAAATGCCACTAATCATAATCTTATTTTCAAAAGAAGCATTATTTGAACAAATATAACCATTATACTTCTTATTTTCATGTAATATTAGAGCTATATATAATAACCATTGTCCTATAAAAATTAAAATAGGCAATGCAAAGATAAGAGAAAAAATATGAGAACAGAATATTTTATTTGTTTTTTTTAATTCTTTATTTAAGTAACCCCGTTTTATATGATATTTAAACAGACTAAACATACCAAAAGAAGGTGTGATTTTTACTATTTCTTTTTTTTCCTCTGACGAAATTTCTTCATCACAATTTCTTTTTAATGGTGAGTTATATCCGGGTGAAACTTTATGAATATGTTCTCCACCCAATAGTAAATGGTCGCTCATTTTAAGTTTAAAGTTTTTGAAAACCAAAGGTATAGCTTCACAAACGTGTTCGCAATATGATTTTTTATTTTCAAGATTTTCAAATGACACCGATTTTCTGGGATTTATTCTTTTTGTAATTATTTTATTCGGGTTTAAATTAGTATTACAACTAATTTTTATTTCTTCAGCAAATTCATCAGAATTTATTTTTTTTAACATTTAAATTACTTAAATTAAATTATTTAAGTAATTTCAATAAATTTTAGATGTTAATTATCGTCTTCGCTTTTTCATGGTTCTGTTTCTAGAACTTTTAATGTTTTTTTTTAGGGACTTACCGCCTTTTTTAATTTTTTCAAATGACCCAGATATTACTGATATTTCAGGTGTAAATTTTTGTATCGAAGATATTCTTTTGATTTCATTTACTTCAGGATTGTCGGTTTGTGCAACTTTATTTACTCCGGGTTTGGGTGCAATAGCGCCTTTAAATAACTTTCCAACCTTTTCTAAATTTTCATTAAAATTTCTTCTAGAAACATCACAGTTTAAATTGTTACCAATATTACCGAAAAAATCACCAATCATTCTTAAAGCACTATCACTTTTATCTTCATTTATTAATTCATCATTAGTTAAAAGATTTTTTACATCCAAGTCAATGTTTAATTTTATTTTTATTATACCAGGGTCATCACCTGCTATTTTTTCAATAATAAATATTTTTTTTTTCTCTTCTATTTTTTTCCCATCTTTTTCGATATAATCGTTGGGTTGTGTCATTTTTATAAAGTTATATTGATTTATAGTAAAAACTTTGTCATCTGTTGGTTCAACTAATTTATTAGGGTTATTGTAAAATTCTTTTTTATCAATTGTTGTTTCATTTGTATATTTAATTTTTACTTGTTTTGGATAAAATTCATCATTTTTAATAAATTTTTCTTTTACAAATTTTTTTATTTCGCTTTCAAAAGTTTCTTCATAGCTAATAAATTTCATATTTTTTATTTCGCTTTCTTTTTTCATAACACCTTTAACAAATTTATAATAATCAATATCATTATTTATAAAGAAATCTTTTTTTGTTAGATTATATTTTCCGGTAGTTACTTTTCCAAAACTTTTAAGCATATCATCAAATAATTTATAAGCATTTTCTTTCATTGTTTTATTTTTTATATTTTGGTTCTCCAATATTTTTAAAAAATTTATTTTACCTCTATTGAATAAAATGTTAAAATATTTAATATTATCTTGAAATACAACACCGTTCATTTTTTCAGTTGCTTCTAATAAAGTAACGTTATTTTTTTTTAAAGTATTAACAAATTGTTCATAAATAAATTGTTTTTCTTTTCTAATTTTTTCAATTGCTTCATTTATTATTTGGTCATTGTTATATTTAATATTACTATATTCATCAAATTTTTCTTTTGGTATTTGAGTATCTTCTAAACTATTTTGCGGGTTATCCACTAATTTGTTTTTGAAGGATACCAAAAAAATAATCATTCCATAAAATTTTACAATGAAATTTTTTTTATTTCTTATTTCACTTTTTAATCCCTCTCTTAAATTATATTTTTGTTCTAAAATACGAGTATTCTTTACTTCAATATTAAAATCAGTTAAACCTTCTAATTTTTTTAATCTTTTAAAAGGAACATTTTGTATTATTTTAATTTTTTTTTTTGTTTTATATAATTGACCAGTTTTATTGTTTTTT